AATACAATGTTATCTCGTTTAGAAGAGGGCGGTAAGATCATTATCATTATGACACGCTGGGCTTCAGACGACTTAGCTGGTCGTATTATTAATCACTTTAAAGACGATGCCGAAGTCGTATCGCTTAAAGCACTTCAAGATGACGGAACGATGTTATGTGACGAAGTACTATCCCGTGAGTCATACGAAGAGAAGAAACGATTAATATCGCCCGATATATTCTATGCGAACTACCAACAAGAACCGATCGACCTCAAAGGACAGTTATACTCGTCCCTTAAAACATACGACGTTCTTCCTCAATTCGAGAAAATACAGTCGTATACCGATACGGCCGATACGGGTACCGATTATCTATGTTCGATTATATACGGAATACGACAAAAAGAAGCGTATATCCTCGACGTCATATATACAAACGAACCGATGGAGATAACAGAGCCCTTAGTCGCAAAACATTTGTTCGATTATAAAGTAAATGAAGCGTATATCGAATCGAACAACGGCGGCCGAGGATTCTCACGTCAAATCTCCCATTATTTAACAGATATACATAATACTAATTACACAACAATCATACCGTTCCATCAATCAAAGAATAAACAATCACGAATACTATCTAATGCGACATGGGTAATGGAACATATATACTTCCCGATAAACTGGCATAACAAATTCCCAGAATTTTATAAAGCCATAACTTCTTATCAACGAGAAGGTAAAAACCTACACGACGATGCTCCTGATGCTCTTACAGGCGTCGCCGAGAAGATTAATACACAAACTCCTATATTCTCATTCGATTAACAAAAGGATATCTAATGAATACTACCGAACAATGGATCGACATCATACGTCGCAATACAGGTATCTCGGAACAACAATTCGTACAAGCCGAATACGAGAAATTCCTGTTCTCTAAAAAACGACGTAAGATGCTTTTATCACGACAATATTATTTAGGAAATCAACAAGAACCTAAGCATCTCGTATATACCGCTAAAGATACAATGCAAGATGCGTCCGGTATCATACCTAATAATAAAATCATCAATAATTTATTTGATGATTTAGTAGACCAAAAAACAAATTATTTATTATCACAACAAATCGACACACAAACTGACGACGATATCGACGTAACCGAGTACTTTAATCCAAGCTTCCAGAATCTATTAAAGGAATTAGGTAAGGACGTATATCAATGTTCGATTGGTTATCTACATCCGTTTATCGACGAACAAGGTAACTTGTCCTTTAAACGATTTAAACCAGAAAACGTTATCCCATTCTGGCACGACGAAGCACATAAACAACTCGATGCTTTTATTCATTTTTACGACGTCGAAATTTATCAAAGTCCTTCTATTACGACAACCGAAACACACGTCGAATATTATCTACCCGAAGGCGTACATTATTATATTTACTCTAACGGTCAATTAGCTCCCGATACGTCCAAGTTAAATACGGCATATATCCATAAGAACGATATTTCTTATAATTGGACGTCCGTACCGTTAATCTGGTTTAAACCTAACTCCGACGAAACATTCTTACTCGATCGTATTAAGACTCTACAAGATGCTCTTAATCAAATGATATCTAACTTCGCTAACGTAATGTCTCAAGACGTGCATAATACGATCTTAGTCCTTAAAGGATACGACGGCACGAATCTCGAAGAATTCCGACATAACTTAGCTAAACACGGCGTCATTAAAATCTCCTCGACTCCGGAAGTACAAGGCGACGTCGAAGCACTTAACGTTAACGTCGATGCGACTAACTATACGACGATCATTAAAGAACTCGAACGTGCGATTATTACGAATGGCCGAGGCTTCGATGCGAAGGACGACCGTATGGCTAATAATCCGAATCAGATGAATATTAATTCGATGTACTCAGATATCGACCTAGACGCTAACGATCTCGAAGCGGAATTCCAAGCGTCGCTACATCATTTAGTTGACTTTATTAATGCCTATCGTTCCCTTAATAGTCTTCCGATTATCTCTTCTATTAACTTTATCTTTAATAGAGACTTACCTGTTAACCAACAAGATACGATTGATGCTATTAAAAATTCCGTTGGTATTTTATCTGAAAGAACTCTCGTAGCTAATCATCCGTTTACACTAAACGTCGACGAAGAACTCGAACAAATTAAAAAAGAACGACAAGAAACCTTAAACCAAGATTATACATACGAAGGTAACTAATCATGTATTGGGAAGATCGTTTTCTAAGCGATAAAGAACAAAGTATCCTCGATGCACAAGAACAGTTTAACGAACTATCATCGATTACTGAATATGCACTCGAGAAACAATTATCACAAATACAGTCGTTCTACCAGAAATATGCTAATACTAACGGCATAAGCTTACAAGAAGCCAAAAAACAATTAACGGCACGAGAGCTTAAGGCATTTAAATTAACACTTAAGCAATATATCAAACTAGCACAACAGAAGAACTTATCCGAAAAACAGATTAAGCTCCTCGAGAACGCATCGTTAAGATCACGTCTCTCACGCATCGAAGCGCTCTGGATACAGACACAACAATTCGCCGAAGAGATGGCCGCCGACACTAATACCCATTTAACAGATTTCCTTCTTAAGCAATATGAATTAAGTTATTATAAAGCAGCCTATACTACACAATCACTATTAGGTAACCATCAAACATTTAGACAAGTACCTAAGAAACAGATATTAGCCACATTACAGCAACCTTGGAACGAACAAAACTTCTCCGATCGTATATGGCAACAAAAAGACGTACTCATTAACAAGCTACGTCAAGAGATAACACGTTCCTTTATAGCACAAGAACCGTCAGAGCGTACGACAGAACGTATATCACATACATTTAATACACAAATTTCTAATGTACGACGCTTAGTCGAAACAGAAACGGCATACGTTCAAGAGTTAGCGCTACACGATTCATTTAAGGAGTTAAACGTAAAAGAATACCAGATCTTAGCGACGCTCGATAAACATACGTCGTCAATATGTCGTCACCTCGACAAACATGTCGTACCGTTATCCGATTACAAGCCCGGTATAACGGCTCCGCCATTTCATCCGTATTGTCGTTCGACGATGATACCGAACGTACCGCTTAACTCACGAGCATCCAGACCAGATCAGAAGACAAAGTACATACCCGATATGACTTACGAAGAGTGGAAGTCCGATTATTTAACCTAATCGGCGCCACTCTTATTATATTGTCTTTTTTTACTGTTTAAAGACGATAAAGAACAAACATTAACTAATTAATTCAATGTGAGATGTGACTCACGATAATCAAACGAACGTATTAATGCAAGGAGTATTTCCCTATGACTAAAGAACAACTATTAGCCCTTAACCTTACCGAAGAACAATGCGCAACGATTATAGAAGATTATGGTAAGAACTACGTATCTAAAGCTCAATTTAACGAGAAGAACGATGCGTATAAGCAAGCTAAGAAAGAAATTGAAAACCTAACTAACGACATTACATCTTTATCTAAAACTAACGAAGCGAACGAAGCATTACAATCTCAAATTAAAGAACTTCAAGACGCCGCAGCCAAAAGAGAAGCCGATTACGTCGAAAATATTAAGAACATGAAAATCGACACAGCCATCGCTAAAGAAGTACTGCAAGCCGGCGCTATGAATCAATCCATCTTAACAGGCTTATTAGATCGCTCTAAGATTACGTTTGATAACGATATGGTTAACGGTATTCAAGAACAAATTCAATCTTTAAAAGAATCTGATCCGTATTTATTCAAACAAGATTCTATTAAAGGAGTTACGCCAGGGGAAGCTACACCTAAAACTGATAACGGTTTAACTAAAGAACAATTCAAAAAATTATCTTATCTCGATCGCGTCAAATTACAAGAATCCGATCCCGATTTGTACGAAGAATTATCTCACTAATTAATTACAAGGAGACCATCTAACAATGGCAAACGAAACGAAACTCGCAAATATTATTAACCCTCAAGTTATGCAAGATATGGTATCTG